GGGTGCGGTAACGAACGACGACGCTGACACGAGCGGTGATGACACAACCACCGAAGTCACTGGCGCACCCGACACATATGACACCGCAGCCTGGGCACTGCCCGATGGTGTTGAGTTCGACACTGAAGGCTTCGACGCTGTCGAGCCCGTCCTGCGCGAGCTGAACCTCGATAACGATCAGGCTGGCAAGCTGATGGGCGCCTATGCCGAAAAGATCGTGCCGATGATAGAAGCGCGTGCCGGTCAGAAGATGGACGATGCGGCTAAGGAACTGAGCGCCAATCTCGCTCGCGACCTTCAGGCCGATCCCGAAGTCGGCGGCGCGAAGCTGAAAGAGGCTCAAGCGTACAGCGCGAAGGCGATTGCTGCGGCTATCCCCGATGCGGCGCTGCGCTCCGAATTCTCGACATTCCTCAACGAAAGCGGGCTCGGGAATCATCCCCTGCTCACTCGCGTCCTCAACGTCGCCGGTCGCGCGATGTCCGAGGCGACTACTCCTCCGGCGGGTGCCGGTGGGGGCGATAAGTCTGCGGCCGAAGTGTTCTACGGAAGGAAAGGGTAAGTAAATGGCTGTTCTTGGCACCGAACTGCACACCCTCGCCGACATTACGGCTCGCCTCGATCCCGATGGCAAGACCGCGATTATCGGCGAATGGCTGTCGCAGTCCAATGAAGTTCTCGATGATATGCTCTGGGCGGAAGGCAATCTTCCCACCGGTGAGCGCACGACTGTACGCGTCGGCCTGCCGACCGTCACCGCGCGTGGCATCAACCAGGGCGTAGATCCGAGTAAGAGCCGCGTGGCTCAGGTCGACGAAGGCGCGGCCATGTTCGAAGGTCAGTCCGACATTGATCGCCAGGCGGCGATGATGAGCGGCAATCCCGACAACTATCGCCTCACCGAAGCGACCGCGTTCTACGAAGCGCTCAACCAGGCACAGGCGCAGACCCTGTTCTACGGCAACGCAGCAACGTCGCCTCAGGAATACACGGGCTTTGCTCCGCGCTTCAACAGCCTGTCGGGCTCCACCGCCGACCAGATCATCGACGCTGGCGGTACCGGAACCGACAATGCTTCGATCTGGCTCATTGTCTGGGACCAGATGGGCGCCAAGGGTATCTACCCGAAGGGCTCGAAAGCCGGCATCTCGCATCTCAATGTCACCGGCAACACCGGCGTCGGCGACGATGGTTACGAGATCGGCCACTACGTCACCGATGCGGACGGCAAGCGCTTCCTCGCGGTGTCGGACAACTTCATCTGGAAGTGTGGTCTGTCGGTCAAGGATCCGCGCCGCGTGGTGCGTATCGCGAACATCGACAAGTCGCTTCTCACGCCTGACTATTCGACCGGCGCTCAGCTTGAAATGCTGATGGTCGAAGCGCTCGAGCGTGTCGAAGGTCTTTCGGGTGTCAGCTACGACGGCACCGGTTCGGCACGTGCCGCATGGTACATGCCGCGCACCATCCGTTCGAATTTCCGTCAGCAGATGGTCAACAATTCGAACAACAGCAACTTCTCCTACGAAACGATCGGCGGCAAGCGCGTCCTCGTGATGGGTGAAGTCCCCGTTCGCCGCGTCGATGCCCTCAAGGCAGACGAAGCCCGCGTGGTCTAATCGAGACAGGAAAGGAATGGATCAATGATTACCGATCGCGAACTGACGTTCTCGAATGACCAGGCGGTCACTACGGGCACTCAGGTCTCCACCGACAAAGTTGATACCGGCGTTGCTGGCATCAACATCAACACCAACCGCGAACTGCAGATTTTCGTGAGCGTGACGACCGCCTTTGCAAGCGGCACGAGCCTCACCGTGAACCTCGTGGAAAGCGCTTCTGCCGATCTGTCGAGCCCGACCGTCCTTGCGACGTCTGGCGCGGTGGTTGAGGCGAACCTTACCGCAGGCCGCGTGCTGCTTCGCACCGCCGTTCCCCGCACGAGCAAGCGCTATCTTGGCCTTCAGTTCGTGTCGGCCGGCACCCACACCGCTGGCACCGTCTTCGGCGGCATCGTTCGCGATACCGACGACAGCACCTATCCGGCATTCGAAACCGGCTACGCCGAATAAGGAGGGTTGAACCATGGGTAAGAAAATTCAGGCAATCGTCCGCGGTCCCGAAAACTACTTCGACGGGCAGCTTTTCGCTCCCGGCCAGGTGGTGATGGTCGATGAAGACTTTGTTTCCGACGAAGACTTCATCGAAAAGGATGTCGAGGTCACGCTCAAGCAGCCGGTCATGGACAATGGCAAGCTGGTTCGCACGGCAGTCGAAACGGTAAAGACGCGCACGCGCTTCCGCCCGATCGATTCCGACATGCCTCGTGCCGAGCAGCCCACCACGACTGCAGAGGTCGCAACCGCTCAGCTTGACCGGCTGAACGTGAACGACTTCCTGAAAGGCGGTGCCGACGACATCGAAGAAGCCATTGCCAATGGAACGGTCGACGATCACCTCGGTGTGATCGAGCAGGCCGAAATCAGCGGCAAGGGTCGCAAGGGCGTGAAGGCGGCTATTGCAGCCCGCCGCGCTGCGCTGTCGCAGTAATCACGCATCCTCAGGGGGTGAGGGGTCGGGAGGCATTGCGCTTCTCGGCCCTTCATTTTGAGATACGCAAGGGCGCGACATAGCGTCGGCGCATGGCTGCTAATCCTCTCAACACGCGCGGTGCAGAACGTCAGCCGAAACGGCCTAGCTCGTTTCCGTTCGATCGTGGGCGGATTTCCGACATCGAAGGTGCAGTAAGCCAGGTGCGCAGCACCGTGAATGCGCAAGGGGAAGCTCTTTCCAGCGTCCCGCAAATCATCGGAACGTACACTGTTGCTCAGCTGCCCGATCCGACCCTTCGCGTGGGCAAGTATGCGCGTGTGACGGACCTGTTCGGCGATAAGGTCGATCTCGTTCTTGCCTCGCAGACAGGCGCGGTAGCGTATTGGCAACCGGTGCGACCAAATTACGCCGGGATGCGCACAGCTTCTTCGCAGACGATCGAACCTTTGAACGTGCCATCTGCGCTCATCCTCACGGGTTCAATCGGCGCCGGTGTGACGCGCACACTTACGCTCGGAACTGCCACGGCATTCCCCGGTGCATCGTTCGATCTACGCTTTACTGGCTCATTGCTGGGCGCGCTGAACGTCGCCGGTTTGGGCCTTGGCTCGGCCGTGTCGTTGGCTCTCGGGGCCTATCGCAAATTCGTGTGCGTGATGAACGGCAATGCGTTCGAATGGAGGCAGATCGTCTAATGGCCCGCAACCTGATCCAGATTTGCAATGAGGCGATATCCGACCTTCCTGCGCACCCGATCACCGGGCTCGACGATCAGCGCAAAGAGGCACGCGAATGCTCGCGGCACCTCAATGGCGTTGTCGCGGATCTGCTTGATGAGCATGATTTCGACTTCGCCCGGCGCCGCGTAGCTCTGGCCTCGGTGGCCAATGCCCGCGAAGGCGAATGGGGCTACGCATACCGTTTGCCGGATGCCATCGTGTCCCCGATCAAACTCGTGCGCGATTACAGCGCCAATTCGGTCGGTCTCGTCGTGACGCCAATCTACTATTGGCCCGGCGTGGATCTTGGGTTGCTCGGCTATGCGCCAATCGATTACGAGATTGCGGACAATACGCTGTTCACCAATCTCGATGAAGCCATTCTCGAATACTCGGTCGACGCCCTCGAACCCAACAAGTGGCCCCCACTGTTTGCCCAGGCGGTTATCCGTTTGCTGGCCGCCCGCATCTATCGTCCGATCCTTGGCGAGAAAGCCGACACAGGTGAGTGGCGTGTGAAACAGCAGGCCGCGGCATACGCAGCCGCTGAAGCGCGGGCATCGGATCTCAATCGGCGGCCGCGGGAGCGTAAGGAGCATGTCTCCGAAGCTGAGCGCGCACGCGGTGGGGGTATCCTATGGCGACGCTGAGCAAGCGGAATTTCACCCGCGGGATATTCTCGCCAGTCGTTCAGTCGAGGCGCGATGTCGACGCATGGACTGCCGGCGCCAAGCGGCTCACGAATGTCTTCCTGCTCAAGCACGGCGGTGTTCGCAAGCGGCCCGGCACACTGTTCGTCTACAAGCTCCCTGAAGACGATGATGATGTCCGGCTACTGCCATTCACTTATTCCCCGGGGCAATCGTACGTTTTGACGATGGGGCAGGCGACCATGAAGCCGATTGCGCTCGGTGGCGCTGTTCTATCCGAAGGCTTTGGCATCACGGCGATTACGAAGGCCAACCCCGGAGTAGTGACAGCGCCCTATCATGGCCTTGCGACGGGTGACGAAGTGTTTCTGTCCGGTATCGAGGGAATGACCGAACTGAATGGCCGCACGGTCACAGTCACGGTCACGGGCACGAACACCTTCTCGATCGGCATCGATACGACCGGC